GCAAGCCTCAGTGGTGTTGCATCTGCAGGTATACAGCAACTAAACAGTGCATTAGTTACAAATAGTTATGCATTAGCTAATCAAACAAATACATTAAGTGCTTCATTAAGTGGAGTAACATATGCTGGTATACAGCAATTAAACAGTGCATTAGCTACAAATAGCAGTGCATTGGTAAGCGAAACTAATATTTTAAGTGCAAGCCTCAGTGGTGTTGCATCTGCAGGTATACAGCAACTAAACAGTGCATTAGTTACAAATAGTTATGCATTAGCTAATCAAACAAATACATTAAGTGCTTCATTAAGTGGAGTAACATATGCTGGTATACAGCAATTAAACAGTGCATTAGCTACAAATAGCAGTGCATTGATAAGCGAAACTAATACCTTAAGTGCTTCATTAAGTGGAGTAGCATCTGGTCAAATCAGTCAAATAACCAGTGTATATGTAACAGCTAGTGATGTATTAAGTACATTAAATCTAATAATAAGTGCAGGGTTTAGCGGAGATACTGGTGCGGTACTGTTAGCAGCACAAAGCGCATACGCTAATGCTAGTTCAGCACTTGCTACAGAATATAAATCGATTAGTGCTACTATATCTGGCACCGGATCTGCTGCAATAAGCCAGCTTAACAGCGCTTTTGTAACAAACAGTCAAGCACTTGCTACTCAAACAAACACCCTCGGCGCAAGCCTCAGTGGTGTTGCATCTGCAGGTATACAGCAACTAAACAGTGCATTAGTTACAAATAGTTATGCATTAGCTACTCAAAAAAATACATTAAGTGCTTCATTAAGTGGCGTTGCATCTGCGGGTATACAGCAACTAAACAGTGCATTAGCTACAAATAGTTATGCATTAGCTACTCAAACAAACACCCTCAGTGCAAGCCTCAGTGGAATAACTAATGCAGGTATTCAACAGCTTAACAGCGCTCTTGCAACAAACAGCCAAGCATTAGTTACTCAGGTTAATAGTCTCAGTGCAAGTGTCAGCGGAATAACTAATGCAGGTATTCAACAGCTTAACAGCGCTCTTGCAACTGATAGTCAAGCATTGGTTACTCAGGTTAATAGCCTCAGTGCAAGTCTCAGTGGAGTTGCATCAGCTGGTCTAACATCAATCAACCAAGTAATTGCTAATGCTAGTAGTTCAATTGCTAGTTCAACTACATCCCTCAGTTCAATACTCAGCGGTGCATCGGCCAGTATAACCACTCAACAAAGTGCTATTAACGGTTTACAAGCACAATACACTGTAAAAATTGATAACAATGGGCATATTAGTGGATTTGGATTAGCAACTACAGCCAGCAATGTTCCATCTAGCACCTTTACCATTAATGCTGACAAATTTATCATCACATCTTCAATAAGTGCAGGTGTGTCGGCACCTGCACCATTTACAATAAACACCAGTACCAATCCTGCAACATTGTCATTTACTGGTACAATAACAGCAGATAAAATACAAAGTGGAATAATAAGCTCAGCACAAATCACCGTTGGTAGCAATCTATTTTTAGAAGCAGCTAGCAAACGACTCAGAGTAAATGATGGCAGTATTGACCGCGTGTATCTAGGTGCTCTGCCTGGCGGTGGATACGGTCTCACAGTCTATGACGCCAGTAATAATTTAATTTTAGATGCTAGTGGTGTAAAACCGAATACCATAGCGGGCGGTAACTTTACCAATAGCATTTATGTTGGTACAAACACTGGACCGTATCTACAACTAAACAGTCCTAGCAATCAAATAGTTGTAAATGATGGAACACGAACTCGTGTGATTATTGGTAATTTAGATGGTGTTAATTACGGTATAAACATCTATGACGCGGCAGGTAATACAGTACTGTCAAATGCAGGTATACCTGCTAGTAAGATAACAGGACAGCTATCAACAAGTAGCATTAGCGGGCTTGGTACACTGGCAACACAGAGCTCAATATCTGTAGGCAGTGGACAAATAACAGGTCTTGGTACATTAGCAACAGCAAGTTCTGTAAGTATGTCACAGATACCAGATAAAGGTGCGTTTGCAACACTAAATCAATTGACATCTGCCAACCTAGGCACATATATGGCTGCTGCGGCTATAGGCGATGCATATATTGGCAGTTTAAATGCCAGCAAGATTGTAGCAGGATCTATAACTGCAACACAGCTAGCAGCCACGTTTATGCAAGGCAAAAGATATTTCATTGGAACTGCTACAGATTATAGTCAAGCTGGCTATTTTGCACTAGAAGGTGATACTCAACGGTTTATCTTAAAAGACTATAACAATCGAGAACGAATTCGATTTGGGTATCTCAGTGATAATACACCTGGTACAGACGTTGCAAATTATGGACTATACATTTATGATGCTAACGGAAATCAAATAATAACAGCAAACGGAATTGGAGCCGGAGCGGTCAGCCAATCATATAATTCATTTAACGGCGGGACCAAATATACTGGAGGTACAGGATACTATACAGATTCTCAAGGACATTGGTATTCGATGGCTTCTATTTCTGTTTCTAGTCTAGGATTGTCAGCAAAATTGTTGCTATCTGTTAGTGCATTGATATCTGGTGATGCGTCTCCATCTGGTACAAGTACAGGTGGTGGAGGCGGTTACGGCGGCCCAAGTTGCTTCCTAGCAGGTACACTTGTCGCTATGGCAGACGGTACCTGCAAGCCAATTGAACAGATAGTACCAGGTGAACAATTGAAGGGTGCATTTGGTACTATCAATACAGTGTTGGCGTTGGATTGGGTTGTACTTGGCGATAGATGGATGTACCAAATTAACAATGACCATCATACTAGCGACGACCATCCACATGTAAGTGCAGATGGCAAGTTTTATTCATGTGAACCAGATGCAGCATATGCAGAATGGGGAAATTATTATCCGGTAATAACATCTGATGGTACTGTTAAACAATGGAAGAATATAGGACTGGTAGATCATCCTGTTAACGAGATGACAACAAACATTATGCTGCATACCCTGTCTGGACCTCGTAATGTTGATAATATTACGCCATATAGACTTGATCCCAGTACCAAACTTTATAATCTTGTTATGGGCGGTAGCCATACATATTTTGTAAATGGTTATGCAGTAACTGGTTGGCCACGAGAAGATGATTGGGATTACAACACTTGGTTGCCAACAGGAAAGATTTTAACGTTAGATGATTACACATAAAAGGAGACTATTATGGCAAATTGGAGATTGGTTAGGTATGATGCTGTTGCTGACCCAGGACTAACTAACCCGTATGTTATCGCATCTGCCAATAACATGGGTGGACAGATTGTGATGACAGTAATTGATACACCTTCTACTGTTAGCAATTACACTTATAGATTAGAAGTACAAGGCAATGCTTCAAATGGTGATTTTGGAGCATATTCTTCATTAACAAGTTTGTCTGGTCTAAAGGTAAAGGCATGAGATATATCATTTATGATATCACAGGTAAGATCCTTCGTAGCGGAAATTGTCCTCTAGAAGATGTTGATCTTCAGGCCGGTCCGGGCGAAACTGCATTGAAAGTTGATGATTATATTGATATTGATAACCATATAGTTATTAATGGTGTAATAACTCCTCACACACCGCCTGTAGACACAGATATGCAATGGAAACAGATTAGATATACGAGAAATAGACTGCTATCTGCCAGCGATTGGACACAAATCCCAGATTCGCCTTTATCGGTAGATATTAAAAATTTGTGGGCTGTTTATCGTCAACAGCTCAGAGATCTACCATCATCAATAGATCTAACAAATCAGGTATGGCCAACACCTCCCGCCAACAGCTGATAAATATCCCACTAGACAGGGAAATATAATGGCCATTACCAGCATCAGCAGGATACAACATAGGAGAGGTTTACGAGCAGACCTGCCAGTAAATCTAGCAGAAGGTGAATTTGGCTGGTGCCTTGATACAAGAGAATTGTTTATAGGTAACAGCCAAGCATATGGACTCAATAGTCAAATCTTAACAGAATACTCTAATAACGATCAAATAATAAAACATCAATATGTTGGCCCAACCGGTATACCAGCTGTAACAAACTTACCAAATTTACCACCAACATTACGGCCTCTCGGTAGTAAGCTAGATGAACGAGTATCAGTAAAAGATTATGGCGCTATCGGAGATGGTGTAGCAGACGATTCAGCAGCTATCAATCTTGCTATTTCTGATCGATACAAAACGGCAGTTACCAATGGTAGAAGTCCTAAAATGGCGTTGGTTGCACTGTATTTTCCTGCAGGAAGATATCGCATTACTAGCCCTATTATTATTCTTCCATATGTAAACATAATAGGTGACGGACCAGCTAATACAGAAATCTATATGGATAATGTTGCCTCGTCGTATGTTGCAACAACTGGTGATAGTCTTGGACAAACTGATGTTAACATAGGTGCAAACAGTGCAACTGCTCCGTCTAAAATCTCTATATCACATATAACACTAACTCAAAGCAACAAAACTGGGGATGTTCTTGTTCTTTGGAGATCCTCTAATATAGATCTATTCCATGTTGCACTAGCCGGAAGTTATACACAAGGTGACGGCTCTAGCAATGCATCTGCATCTCTGAGAGTTAGATCAAATGGTGGATTGTTACCTTGCTCACAGATTAATGCTACAAATTGTCAATTTACCAACAGTGTATATGGAGTTGCACCGGCAAATATCAACGACTATTGTAATGCAGTATCTTTAGTTGGATGTTATTTTACCTATTGCTATACAGCAATCTTAACAAATGCCAATACAAACAATATTAAAACGTCGTCATCGACATTTCAGTATATAGATGGTTTTGCCATAAACGCCGTTGGTTCTAATGGTATTACAAGCATTGGTAACAACTACTCTAATGTAGCACAGATAACTGGTCCATTTTACATTTATTGGAACAACAGCACACAAAATTGTTCTAGTGTATCCGATACATTTGATGTGTCATTTAGCACGTCGATATTCGATGGTAATCATGGATACAATCTCATTGTAAATGCACAAGGCGCTAGTATAAGCAATCAAAATCCGTTTGGACCTGTATTGCTATCCAACAATCAATCTTCACCTAGTTTAAGTGGTATTTCTTTTGATCTAACCAAAGCAACAGCTATAACAATTAACTATACTGTTACACGCGGATCTCTATCAAGAATTGGTAAAATTGAAATAATAACCAACGGCGTTATAGCTGGACTATCAGACGTTGGTACTGACCTATTAGGGTCTACTGGTATAAGCTGGTCATATTCAATTGCAGGAGGATATATAAACCTTCTTTATACATCGACAAATACTGGTAATAATGCTTTTATGAAATATCTACAGACCACATGGTTGGCTTGATATCTGTTAAAACAGCTAAAACAAGGATTATTAAACATGCACTCATCTCTTGGCCGTATCTCTGCGGCTATATTTGCATCACAACCTTCTCTTTTAGTAGAATCTTGGAAGGAATTGAGAAATAATCTATCAGATGATCTATCTGATATAGACCATCTAAAGATGGTAACAGAATTTTGGAGCCATGCTGCACTTCAGCATCGATGTTTAGATTGGGACGATCCCGGGTCTTGGCCAACTGCATGGGAATTGATACACACTGGTAACTTTGATGAAAGCTCAATTGCTCTCGGCATGTTTTACACCTTACTATTATCAACTGATCAACGATGGTCTTCGGATAGAATCCAATTGCAACTAGTAAACGATAGGTCCTATCAGGTACAACGACTCATGTTGTTAGTTGATAAAAAATGGATCTTAAATCTTGAATACAATTTGGTAGTAGATCTAGCAAGGATAAACAATAACATGTTGGTACAACAGAAATATGAATGGGATGGTAGAGCTCATTTGGCAATAGGTAAAAAATTCCTAACTTGAACACCATAAACTCAAATGACAAACCCAGAATATGAATCTTAAATAAGAACTCTGCAAACAGTTATCAGTCTACTGAATCAATCTAAAATTAAAAGGATAATGTAAATGGCCGCCCATAAAACCGTAGATATCTTTGTCAATAAACGAGACGGACGTAAAGAATTACTAGATATTGATAAGATACATCGACAGGTGATGTGGGCAACAGAAGGTATCACAGGTGTTTCAGCAAGTGAGGTAGAAATACGCACTCAGCTGCAATTCTATCAAGGAATCAAAACTGTAGACATACAAGAAACATTGATCAAAGCTGCGGCTGATTTGATTTCTGAAGAATGTCCAAACTATCAATATGTAGCAGGTCGGCTTATCAACTATCATATACGGAAAGAAGTCTACGACGGAATAAATCCCTGTAAAATCAAAGACCATGTAGAGCGAGTTGTAAAAGACGGCTACTATGATGCAGAGTTGTTAACTAGCTATAATAATGATGACTGGATGATTATGGAAACATACATCGATCACGATCGTGATTACAAATTAACCTATGTTGCAATGGAGCAATGGCGGGGCAAATACCTTGTTAAAAACCGCGTAACAGGCCAGCTCTTTGAAACTCCTCAAATATCATATATGTTGATAGCTGCAACCCTTTTCTCGTCTTATCCAAAAGAAACTCGTCTAAAGTGGGTTAAAGATTACTACGATGCTATTAGCATGCACGACATTAGTTTGCCAACTCCTGTGATGGCAGGTGTTCGTACACCACAGCGACAGTTTTCTTCGTGTGTGTTGATTGAATGTGACGACAGTATAGATTCAATCAACGCCACAAGTTCAAGCATTGTTAGATACGTTAGTCAAAAAGCAGGTATTGGTATCAATGCTGGTAAGATTCGAGCAATAGGTTCGCCGATACGTCGAGGAGATGCCTATCACACTGGTATTGTACCATTCATCAAGTTGTTTCAGAGTGCCGTTAAAAGCTGTAACCAAGGTGGTATCCGTGGAGGTGCAGCAACACTTTACTTCCCATTCTGGCATTTAGAATTTGAAGACCTTATTGTGCTAAAGAACAACAAAGGCACTGAAGAAAATCGCGCTCGCCACATGGACTACGGTGTGCAGTTCAACAAGCTAGCATATGAGCGGTTGCTAACAGGCGGTAACATTACATTGTTTAGTCCAAGCGATGTTCCAGGTTTATATGATGCATTTTTTGCTGACCAAGAAAAATTTAAAGAACTATATGAACTTGCTGAACGTAACCCAAAGCTTCGTAAGAAAACATTAAAAGCTATTGATTTGTTTACAATGTTCATGCAAGAACGCAAGAATACTGGTAGAATTTATGCTATGAACGTTGATCATGCCAACACACACGGATCATTTATCGAAAGTGTTGCACCAATCAAGCAATCAAACCTTTGTGCAGAAATTACATTGCCAACTAAACCACTTAATGATATAAATGATCCAGACGGTCTCATTGCTCTTTGTACTCTCAGTGCTATCAATTGGGGAAAGATTCGTGAACCAAAAGATTTTGAAAAACCCTGCACATTAGCCATACGCGGATTAGATGCCCTACTCAGTTATCAAAATTATCCAATTTTAGCTGCACAAAAGCATACTGAGCTATATCGCCCTCTTGGTGTTGGTATTATCAACTTTGCCTATTGGTTAGCTAAAAATGGTGTAAAGTATGGCGACGAAGCTGCACTACCATTAGTTGACGAATATACTGAAGCATGGAGTTACTATCTTATTAAAGCTTCAGTTGATCTAGCCAAAGAGCAAGGTGCTTGTGCAGGTGTGAATAATACAAAATACTCGCGTGGTATATTACCAATTGATACTCGTAAAAAAGAAGTTGATGAATTAGTTCCACACCAAGAACGCATGCCTTGGGATCAGCTTCGTGCTGCGGCTGCTGAATATGGTATTAGGAATGCAACAGTAATGGCACTAATGCCAAGTGAGAGTTCTAGCCAACTGGCAAATGCTACAAATGGTATAGAGCCACCTCGCAGCTATATAAGTATCAAGCAAAGCAAAGATGGTGTTCTCAAACAAGTGGTTCCAGAATATCGTAGATTAAAAAACAAGTATGACCTATTGTGGGATCAATCTAGCCCAGAAGGTTATATTAAGATATCTGCAATTCTACAAAAATATATCGACCAAAGCATTTCTATCAACACTAGTTATAATCCAGAATTTTATCCAAATCAACAGCTTCCAATGAGTGAACTTCTTCGACATCTTATTATGGGCTACAAATATGGCCACAAAACGTGGTATTATATGAACTCATTTGACGGTCAAGGAGAATTTCAAGTTGACGATGCCATAAAACAAGACGCTATACTATCAACATCAGCATCCAACAGCGATAATGATTGCGATAGTTGCGTGCTCTAAAAATTATCAATCTAATTAGGATAACTAACATGAGTTTTCAAACTCTAGATACTAATAATCACACTGACAATACCACTGTCACGGCCTTTTTAGATCCAAGTGGTACTACAACTGTTGCTAGATACGATCGTATTAAATATAACGTATTTGATAGATTAACAGAAAATCAGTTATCATTCTTTTGGAGACCTCAAGAAGTAGATATTGCTAGAGACAGCAAGGATTTTCGTGCTCTAACAACACACGAGCAGCATATTTTTACTGCCAATCTCAAACGTCAAATATTGCTAGACAGCGTGCAAGGTCGAGCACCTAACCTTGCCTTCCTTCCTGTGTGCAGTCTACCTGAACTTGAAATTTGGATTCAAACTTGGGCATTTAGCGAAACCATACACAGCAAAAGTTATACACACATTATCCGTAACGTCTATTCTGATCCTAGCAAGATTTTTGATGAAATGCTAGATATTCAAGAAATTGTAGACTGTGCAAATGATATCACAGCAGACTATGATAATCTTATCAGTTACACACAATGGTATCATCTTTTAGGTGTTGGTACACACACTGTAAACGGCGAAACTATTGACATTAACCTACGTGAGCTAAAACGCCGCCTTTGGTTGTGTCTCAATGCTGTGAACTGTTTAGAAGGCATACGTTTCTATGTGAGCTTTGCCTGTTCATGGGCGTTTGCTGAGCTCAAAAAGATGGAAGGCAATGCTAAAATTATCAAATTTATCTGTCGAGATGAAAATCTACATCTTGGATCAACCCAAACATTACTCAAACTTCTACCAAAGGATGATCCGGAATTTGCAGAAATTTCTGCAGAATGTGAACCACGTGTAATGTCAATGTTTACAGCAGCAGTTGAACAAGAAAAGGCTTGGGCAGAATATCTTTTCAAAGATGGTAGCATGATTGGGCTCAACGCTGCTCTACTTAAGGAATATGTTGAATATATTGCTCATACTAGGATATCATCTATTGGACTTACTAGCCCGTATAAAGTACGAAGCAATCCTCTTCCTTGGACAGTAAAATGGATTTCTGGTAAAGATGTTCAGGTGGCCCCACAAGAAGTTGAAATATCAAGCTATAAAATTGGCGATGCAAAGATGGATGTTAATGAAACAAGCTTCAAAGGTTTATCACTTTAAGTATGCGCATCGCTGTTATAACACCGTACTATAAAGAAACTACCAGTGTGCTGAATAGGTGTCATGAGTCTGTATTATCGCAGACTCATGACACAATTCATATTATGGTGTCTGACGGATCACCACATCCAATGATCGATAAATGGAAAAAAACAGAACATCTATTACTGGGAAATTGCCATAATGATGCCGGTGCTACACCAAGAGCCATAGGTGCTTTGTCAGCATTTAGCCGTGGGTACGATGCTGTGGCATTTTTAGATGCTGACAATACATATTCTAGTGATCATATCAAAATTATGCACAGTATTATGCAACAAAATCCCTGTGATGTGGTTGCAGCAACTAGAAATATCTGTACAACTGATGGAAAATTTTTATACATTGATAGGATAGAAAGCACTGGTACAGAATTTTGTGATACTAACTGTATGTTTATTTCTAAATCCTGTATCAATTTGTTATCGTGTTGGGTAACAAATCCTAGTATACAGCTATGGAGTGACAGACAATTTTGGAATAGTCTATTACAAAGTAATGCTTCTATTAAACAATCACTAACAC